CATACCTCTACCGGAGTGGATAAGCGGAGCACCATGAACGAGTTGAGTGATGTTGGGGTTTGCACTTAAATATTCATCTAGAGCCGAGATACTCATAAAGTCCTCGTGCTCCTCGCCAGTATCATTATTCAAAAACTTGTAGGTTGGCATTACTTCTTTTTCCAATCGATGGAGTCACCCCATGTTTCGTCAAGCCAGATGTCATCTACAACATCGTTGGGGTCTAGGCCTTCATCTTCAATCTCCGTAAGCTCTTCGATGCTCCTCACTCTGAGAGCCCTCTCAGCCCTACGGTCCTTACTCTTATCTGTACGAACACGTGATACCGGTGCATCCTCGTATTCGTACTTACGCATAGATTTATACGTTTGCTTGCTCATCGGGGATCAATCCTGGAAGTGCTTCTTTCACAATGTCAATGGTAATACCTTTGTAAGGCAACTTCTTGTCTTTAATAGAACAAAGAAGCAGTGCATCCTTTGGAGCTACATTCTCGAGCATCTCGATGAACATAGACTCACGCTTAATCTGCTTGAGATTAGGATGAAAGCCTTGAATAAAGTATGTCATCTTTCGCATATCGCGAATGAGTACACTCTCTTGATCCGTTAATGCATTTGGTGTATAAGGTGGTGTGCCCGCAGGCAATGACCACTTAACATTAGGGTCCAGCGCACCCTGAAGAATCGTGCGAAGAGGTACACTATCGTTATGACGAAGAGCTGCTACCTTCTCTTCTCTCTTCTTTAGCTTAGATACATTCTCTAAGAACTCGGCCATGCCGATTACCATACCCATTTCAAAACTCCGACATATGTTCCATAAGGTTTTTAAGTTTGTTATTGATAAAATAGTTCATAAGCTTGGAACGATCTTTACCCTTTTGTGAGTCATATTGCTCCAGAACCTTATCCTCTATATATGAAGGAACGAAGCTCAAGTCGATAAGCTGTTGGTTCCTGTGATAGTTACGCAGAACAATAGGATCTTCAATAGTAGATGGATCATTAGTAAGATACTGAGTAATCTTCTTTGCAGTCATCGGCTTTTGGCGCTCGCCGACAACAAAGCAATTATCAGGAGAAAGTACGTTAGGTATGCCATCGCCTGAGTCACCTTTCAAGATGTGCTCTACAAGATAACGCTTAGGATTATCATGCGCGATCTTGCGCTTACGTACAGGGTCGTACTGCTGAACACCATCATACTTATGAAGCTGGATGAAGTCTTTATCGCCTGACATGATTAGAATGTTTTGCTCATCATGCTTGTACTTAACAAGCGTAGCAATGACGTCATCAGCCTCTGCAGACTCAACATCGATGATGCGATAGGGGAAGTTATCCTTGAGCTCTTGGCGAATCTTGTTGAGGCACTCGAAGATGCTCTTCCAATCAAGTTCGGACTTCTCTTGGCTCTTCTTACGATTGGCCTTGTAGTATGGATAGATCTGCTTGCGCCAGATGTTCGTGTTATCACACGCGACTACAAGCTCACCGAACTCATCACCAAACTTTACCTTAAACGCACGTAGTGCATTCAGCACCATGTGACGTACCATGTTCTCTTCAATCTGTGCGTTGGTGTGGTTGCCCAACGACATCATCAGATTTGATAGTACCACTTGGTTGAAGTCAACAATAATCATGATATGGCGGCGTCAGCCGTTTCCTTTCTCAAAGTCTATAACAAGAGTGTCAGCCAATGTGAATGAGTCGTCATCTTGCCTAATGAACAGCTCCTCAGCTACACGCTGGAGAGGATGCTCGATATTGTAGTGCTTACATAGCATGGATCGTAGACACTCTACAAGCAATGCTCCGTCCTTGATGTTTGGATCCTCATCATCCTCATTAGGGATGAAGTCGAACCCAGCTAACTCGATATTACTAAAGATCATAGGGACTACGGCTTGCAGAGTCTCATTGATATGGTTGAACCTGATCTGATTGACATTAAGAGTCACCTCAATCATATCCTTAGGCTCACCGGTAAGTAGCTTATTCTTGTTGGGGAACTCTATTACATTATTGGCTGGCATCATGTAATTATACCATCTCTGGTGGGATTGTACATCTATTTATTAACTGTAGCTCGACACGCGGCTACCGTCCAAGGTGAACTTGAAGTCGTAGATTTTGCACGCGGTCTCTCTAGTTACAGAGTTGATGACGTTAGCTCTCTTGGAAGGGTCTACGTAGAAAAGAAAAAAGCCACCGCCGCCAGCACCAAGAAGCTTACCTCCCAGAGCTCCTGCAGCAAGAGCACAAGTATATATTTCGTCGAAGTACTCATTCGTAATCGAAGTTTCAACTGCCTTCTTGTCCATCCATGCATCATGGAGAAGTGAACCGAAGTCGTCTAGTCTTCCATCCTCAATGAACTTAGCACCAATATATGCCTTATCACGTGATTGTCTGACTAGAGCAAACTTAGCACTATCATCCATAGCTGCAGCCTGCTTCTGTAGAATCGAGTTAGCGTTGCGGCCTTTGCCTGAGTATACTAAGAGAAGCCTATCCTCTAGTTTGCTCCACATCTCACGCTTGTAGGCTAGAGATTGGATACCAACCGTACCATCAGTATGGAACTCGAATAGGTTCATACCGCCATATGCTGACGCGTACTGGTCTTGCTTGCCTACAGGATATTTACACAAATCACGTTCGATGTGATATGCCTGCTGTGCAAGATACTCACGTGATACCTGACTACTATGTTGATCTGGATTTGCAAGGGCGTTCACCAAACCAATAGTAAATGCTGATGATGAGCCAAGTCCAGAACCCTTAGCAAGGATGTCAGCAATAGAAGCGATCGTAATCTCTCTATCAATGTCATAGAACTTAAGGCTCTCACGTGTGATGGCATGCTGCATCTGCTCTACGTCTGGATACTCCTCAATAGTATCATACATGATCTTCACACCAAGGTGTGGAGTCTTATGGACCATAACGTAGATGTACTTGTCAATAGTGACGGATAGTGCCGCACCTTTCTCCTTCTCGAAGAAGTTAGGCATATCACTACCGCCGCTAAAGAAACTAACTCGTAACGGCGTCCTTGTTACAATCATGTCCTGTAAACCATATCAGGAAGCTTCTTGATTGCACGAGATTCAACAGTAGGATATTCTCTCAGTAACTCACGCAGCATAAGTTCCCACTGATTCTTGACACGTGTGATATTGAATCGTGCATCAACATAAGCCTTGTTGAACTTAGACATCGGAGCATGATCATTATTACGAACGAAGTTAATAGCAGAATTTAGATGGTTAATAAAGATATTAGCGTGAACATTCTTATCTTCAAAGTCGCCTTGATACATGATGTTCAGACCACCTGATGTTTCAGCAAGTGCACCAAAGTTAGGATGAACACACACCAATCCAGCAGACATAGCTTCAAGCATTGCACGACATGATGTCTCAAGCCAGATAGAAGGATAGGCAAAGATGTGTGACTTATTCAGATGCGCCTTCAAGTCTGCATTAGGAACGAACCCATGATATGTCATATTAGGGTTGTTGCGAATACGATCATAGAGGGACTCGAACTGCTTATCAGCATCATCCCACCCATAGATCTTAAACGATGAGAACACATCAAGATGAATGTCAGGATGAATCTCTGTAAGCTTCTCAAATACAGGAAGAAGAATCTCAAGCCCACGCTGAGGTGTAGATGTGTAGACGATATGAATCTTACCATCATCACTCTTCTTCATCTCAAGCACTTCATCAGGCGCAGGTTCAATACCAGACTCAAGAACAGCTGACTTAGCATCATATGGAATACCATGCACTAGCTGATAACGCTGGTACTGCCAATCAGAGATGAACACATACTTGTGCCAACTTGATTGAAAGCTTCGATCCTGAAATTTCTTTGACTCTGGATCTTCGGCAAGGTCATGCGCCCAGAACACACGAATCTTAGTAGGATCCAAGTCACGCACACGTGAGCTAACAATCTGAAAGTTATCAAGTAGTTCAGGATCGATAATCTGTGCTAGCTTACGCTTAGCGATCTCGGTTCCACCATTTGCATTAATGGAAACTTCATTCTCTTCAAAGCTCATAGTTCAAATCCACTCTTCACTGCGTCATTATAGAACATTTGGCAAGTCTCACGTGAGAACTGCGTTAGATCCTTACCGAAGGCCTTTACCTTCTTAATCAAGTCAGGAGTCATTGTGATGATGTCACAACCAGCCCAGGCTGCATGATGAATATTATATGCCTCACGCGAAGATGCCCAGAGGAACTCAGTCTTACCACCAAGCTCGCGAACATCATCGTACAACATCGTACAGCGGGTAACAATCGATTCCGGATCCTGACCAGCATCAGCAATACGACCAGCAAAGATAGAGATGATGCTAGGGGTATCAATAAACAGGTTGTCGATAATCTCACTAGTCTGCTCTTCAGTGAACACAGCAGTCACATTCAGTTTGATGCCTTCATGGCTCAACTGCTTAATAAGATCGCCGGTTGAATCACCATTAGTGTACATAACAGGAATCTTCACATAGACTGGATAAGCAGCAGCATCACCCCAATCATTAATCTTTCGTGCCTGACGAATAATCTCTGAAGGAGTATCGGCAAACACTTCAAGGCTCAAAGTCGTATCAGGACGATTCTTGGCAAGGTATGAGATAGCGAACGTAGAGAAGTCAGTGTAGTTAGTAACACCAGCCTGACGCATCAGAGTTGGGTTAGTCGTGAAACCCTTAATGTCTGGGTCGTTAGCAGCATCTACGATGCCATTCCAATCAGCGCCATCGGCGTATAGTTTAATCATCTGGGTTCATCTCCGCTATGAGAAAGCAAGCCTCTAGTACATTGCTTGCGATATGGTCTGGATATATGTGTTGATATTTTTCTGGGGAGCTATAGGGTTCTGGACCCACATAGATAGTGGTCAACTTGCTCTTGTGACCGGCGACGATGTCTTTCCATCTGTCACCTATTATATATGATTGTCCACGATCGATGTTATAACCGCGGATCAATGTCTCTAACATACCATTGTTTGGCTTGTACCATGCAGAACCACGCTCAAATGCAACTAGTGCATCAGCTACATTCAACCACTGGACACACATCTTCATCATCATCTTAAGGTGATGGATAGATAGCTTACCATCATACACATCTGGTTGATTAGTAACAACTATCGATATGTAACCCATGTCATTAGCTAGTTCAACTGCATCTGCAGCACCTTCGATGAATCGAAACTCATCAATATGCCACGGTGCAGTCAGCTGACCATCATGGTTGACGAGATGATTAAGCACACCATCTCGATCGAAGAAGATTGCCTTCTTTACCACTTCGTAGCGTTGATTTGTAGCTTTGGATGTGAGACTAGACAGTGCCATACGATCGCCTGAAACGCTTCAGAGTGAGGTGTGATGCGTGATGGTGCAAGCTGTGGTACAACTACAACTGCATCGGCATTGATAGCTGTATAACCGTCATTCTTACCTACGATGCCGACGATTGTGGCATCAACTGAACGTGCGTACTTGATAGCCTTGATAAGACCTACTGACACATTCCTGTCTTCATCGCCGCCACCGACGGATAGAATGAAAATGGTGTCTTTATGGCTTAGTCTGCTGACTTGTAGATAGCCGCAAAAAACGGTGTCGAAGCCTTCATCGTTTGTTCGAGCAGTAACTTCTGATACGTTATCTGTAGGGCAGTAAGCCTCAATACCGCAGAGCTTGCGGAGGTCGTTGACCATATGAGAGGCATTGCCAGCGGAGCCACCAACTCCCAGAATAAAAACGCGTCCTTCACTGAGGTCGCGAGTAGATGCGAGGGTGTTAGCAAGGATCTCTACCTTCTCTTTGTTTAGTGCTGTTGCAATCTCAATCACTTCTTCAAAGTATTGATCACTAAAACTCATGTTAAACGGCTCCTAAGCTCCGTAGAGCTATATTGATGAAAACGACTATTATAGACAATATTGATACCGCGCTTCTCGCAGATGTCCTGTCC